GTCGACGAGGCGTCCGGCGTTCCGGAGCCAGTCTTCGAGGCAGCCGCTGGCTCCATGTCTGGTCACTCGGCCACGACGCTCTTACTCGGCAATCCGACGAGATCTAGCGGCACATTTTTTGAGACGCACAACCGCTTGAAGAGTTCTTGGTGGACGAGGCGCTGGAGCTGCATCGAGAGCCCACTCGTTTCCGAAGAGTTCATCGATGAGATGCGCCTACGTTACGGCGAAGAGAGTAATGCCTTTAGGATCAGGGTGTTAGGCGAGTTTCCTCTAGCAGATGACGATACGATCATACCCCTACACCTGGCAGAGGCGGCAGTAAACCGCGACATAATTGTCACAGACACGGCTCCCATATGGGGGCTGGATGTGGCTCGCTTCGGCACTGATAAGACGGCACTGGCTAAGAGGATTGGCAACGTCGTCACCGAGGTTGATCGGTGGCAGGGGCTGGATCTGATGCAGACCGTTGGCCGCGTTAAGGCTCAATACGATGGACTGCCCACTTCCATACGCCCCAGCGAGATACTCGTAGACAGCATTGGAATGGGTGGAGGCGTAGTGGATCGATTGCGTGAGCTGGGCTTGCCGGTGCGCGGCGTGAACGTCTCAGAGGCACCATCAATGGGCGGGACGTATCAGAACCTACGCACGGAGCTGATATTTAAGTTGCGTGGCTGGCTAGAGGAGCGAGGGTCGAAACTGCCCAAAGACGAGCAGTTGGTTGCAGAATTAACGTCAATAAGGTATAGTTTCTCAAGCTCGGGCAAAATGAAGGCAGAGGGTAAGGACGACATGCGCCGTCGCGGCTTGCACTCTCCCGACCTTGCCGATGCAGTGTGCCTGACAATGGCTGGCGATGCTGCCACCGCAATGGGATCTAAATCTGTCTCGTGGCTAAAACCATTGAGGCGTAACTTGCAGGGAATTGTTTGATGGGATTTTTGGGGTTTGGCGAAAAGGCCGGCGGTCTAAGTTCGGCATTTAAGGACATGACAGACGGCGGCGGCCGAGGCGGCTCCGGTGGATCATTCTCCATGATGCGTAATAATGAATACCAGGCAGCCGGTGGAGCGCCGGCAGTAGCCGGGCAGCGTCCACAGGGCTTCACGTCTATGGGCGACAATGGTCAACTGCAGCGTCGTGGCTTTGGCGGCTACGGCTACCAAGACCCCACAACTAATCAGTGGGTCAATGCCGGAACTGACGCATTTAACGGCGGCGGCGCAGGAACTGCAGGCAGCTCGTTTAAGGGCGCCGGTCTTTACTCGGGGCTACTTAATATGTTCGGCGTCAATCCAATGGGCTACGATCCCAATGCACCCGTTCAGCCACAAGCAGCCGGGCAGGGCCAGGGCCAACAACGTGACAATAGCGAGCTGCTTAAAATGCTAAACAACAGCGACGCACTGATATCAAACGGCCAATCGGCTAACGGGTATCAGCAGCAACGGCCACCCGCCGCTCAATTCCAGATACCCAGCGGCGCATACACCCAGCCAGGCCAGATCACCCAGACAGCCTTGGGGCCAAATAATATGCCCATGCCTGAGTATTTAAGAAGCCTGAGCGGCAGAGTTAATAACGCAGTAGCTCCCCCCAACCGTGGCAGATATGGATCTATGTAAGAAACAACAGGAGTAAGATATGGCTGGAGAAGGTTTATTAGGAAAGATTGCACAAGGGGCTGCGGCTGCCGCAAAAGTAGCAAAGCCTGTCTCTAAGGCAGTTCGTAAGCCTGCAAAGGTTCCTGTGCGCATTACAGATCAGGAGATTATTGACGATCTTGCATCTGTTGGCCTTACTAGAGACGATCTTATTCGTGATTACCCACAAGTGGCGCCACCAACCCCATCATTTGATAAAAAGAAAGGCAAGCCATACCTGGCAAAGACCGTAACACCTCAAGCACAAAAAGTTATGAATTTGCGCAAAAGAATGAACGCAGATATTAAACGCGGTGATTATGAGCCGTATTTTAATGTTGAAGACCGGTATGATGCTAACCCTGCAAATTATAACCGCCCCGATTTGACAAAAGACATCGTTCCAAGCCGCCCAGAGACTGTGGAAAAGTATAATGAACTTTATGCCGGTGATGCATCTCGCGCTCGTTTAAACGAAGGTTACATGGCCGCAAAAGATGACCCACTAGCAAGTGGGTTTTATAAGCTCGGACAGTTAGAACAAGAGTTTATTGACGAGCTTGGCCCGGTGATTGGGCCAAAAATGTTTGAGGAAAGGATCGCTGACGCAATGGCTGCCACAACTGGCGGTGCTGATCCGACATCAAACCTTCTTATGGCACAATACGCAAACTACATTAAACAAACGCGAAATGCTGCTGTAGAAAAGCGTGCAAACTATATGCCGCAGCTCGCGACAAAAGCCTATGAAATGCCCGTACCAATTGGTGGCCGATATGCGTCTGGTAATATTAATTTTGCTGATAAAATGCTTGGCATTACCGGCGAAGGAACCGGCGTCACAGCCGCAAACCCTAAAAGATATGACTTTAGCTCATCTTTTCTTGGATACACAGACAGGCCAGTCATCGATGAACAAATGATGAAAATGATTGATCCTACTTCTCCTGGCGCCCCATCATCTAACGCATACGGCGTCGCACGAAACATGGTTTCAGAAGAGGCTGCTAAGGCAGGCGTTACCCCAATTACTATGCAGGAAGTCCCTTGGGCAGGCATAAAAGGCGTTGAAGGCAAACCGCATATTAGTAATTACAATGAGAGCATTGAGCGGACTTCTCGACTTACTGGTCTTTCACCGGCAGAGGTTGTTCGCCGTGGCCTAGTAAGGGCTGAAATGCCTATGTATGGCGTAGCAATAGGCGCCCCAACTGCCGGCCTTCTTGGATCGATACCAGGTCAAAATGAGACACAATACTAATGGGCATTCTTAGCGCAATTGGCGTTCTGCCAAATCAGAATGAAAGCGTTATAGACAGGCTTGCCCTAAAGCAGCCTAACCCCAGGCATAGAGTTATGCCTGCTAAAAAAGACCCTGAGCGTGATTACCCAGTTATTATCCCAAACTGGGATACTGGTAGGCAGGAAGTTCTGTGGCCATCAGGCGAAATAGAAGACTACGACGCATTTAAAAATAGATACTCCACCGGTGGAGGCGCAAACGCCCCGGACACTGTTCAGCAAGTAGATCGTGGCTCGTATGACCAATTTCGTGACGTATTGTCTAACTATGCTCCCAGGACAACAATTGATTTATTCGGCCAGGGAGAAGGTAGCGGAATATTAGGCTTTATTGGAGCAAAGGCCCCATTTAGAGCTTTTGATGCCGGCGGGCAAATGCAGCAGGGCCAATACGGTAAAGCAGCAGGCAATATGGGTATGGCAGCTCTTGAAGGTTTAGGCCTGGCGGAGCTTAAAGGTATATCACCATTTTTAAAAAAATTAGGGCGATGAAGATGCCAAAAACCAAGGGCTACTCAAACAAGACCACTTCTGCTAATGTTACGCACGCAGGGAAACCGCAAAAGAAGGCGAAGAATTAATGGACAGACAAGCACAACTTGAGGCCATGATGCGCCAATACATGGCGTCTCAGCAAAATATGGGTGGCCCAACCGACGCCGATATGGCGATACAGCAAAATCAGCAGTTCAATCAAGACGCGCAGCAGCAGCAAGCTGACATGTTTTACCAGAACCAAATGCAGCAATACGGTGCCGAGCGTCCAATGGCACCGCAGCAAAACATGGGCCAGATGAGCGACGCCGATATGGCCATTATGCAAAACCAACAGTTCAACCAAAATGCGCAGCAATACCAGGCCGATCAGTTTCGTGGCAGCCAGCAAATCTCGCCTGAGCAGTATATGGGTCTCCTGCAGATGTTAGGCGGCGGCAGATGAGCATTACGACCTACACGGAGCTAAAGGCTGCCATTGCAGACTTCCTGCTGCGCAGCGACCTGACGGCCGTGATACCTACGTTTATTTCGTTGGCCGAGGCCGACATGAACCGCAAGATGCGTCACTGGCGCATGGAGGGAAGATCTACTGCGCAGCTAGACACGCAGTATTCGGTCATGCCGGCTGACTTCATGGAAGCCATTCGGTACAAGATCATTGGCACCAGGCCCACGTCAATTGAGCTAACGAGCCAATCCGATATATCAGATCAACGCGCTCTCAATAACGACACTGCCGGCCTGCCTTTATATTACGCAATTACCGGCAGCCAGATTGAAGTATTCCCCACGCCCGATCAGACATACACGTCTGAGCTTGTGTATTATAAGCGCATAGCCGCCTTATCAGACGCTAACGCCGATAATTGGCTGCTGACGTATCACCCGGACGCATATCTATACGGCGCCCTGGCGTCGTCTGCACCATATCTGCAGGCAGACGAGAGGCTGGGAGTGTGGACGACATTGTATCAAAACGCCGTCGATGGTATAAATAATGAAGGTCAAAGCGCGAAATACGGCGGATCTGGTCTTCGCATGAAAATTAGGAGCTACTAAATGTCGCTGACAAATGCATTCGAAACAACGACGCTGACATGGCTGCTAACAGCCTCAAGCGCCACACGACCAACTGCGTGGTATATTGGCCTATTCACGGCTGCACCCAATGATACGGGCGGCGGCACTGAGGTGTCTGGCACTGGCTACGTCCGCAAGGCGGTTACATTCACCGTAACTGGCGATACGGCCTCAAATAGCGCAGCCGTTGAGTGGCCCGTTGCTGGCGGATCGTGGGGAACGATTACAGACTTGGCAATCTTTGACGCGGTGACTGCTGGCAACATGATTGGCTACGCCACGCTGACATCGGCCAAGACCATTGCAA